GAATGTAGTGCGGATGATCAATATCTAGTTCAATACCGTGTGTATGCAGATTCTTCTGCTTATCTTCCCATGTGGTTTGAATGAAAGTTTTTTCTTGATCAGTAAAACGCGCAGTCACGAACTTGTATTCATCATTTTCAAAAAACATAATAATCCTTAAGTCAATCTAATCTTAAATGGTGTGCTCGTAGTAGTTTCTGTTCCGTTAGGAAATTCCTGTGCTCTGTAATCATCATTATTTACTTTTCTAGTCTGATAATTTCCAGTCACTCCTGTCAGGAAAGTATTAGTAAAAGATCCTCTTGTATTTCCGGATCCACCGTATGCATAAGAAATTCTGTATCCAGTATGATTTACTGCAGCCCATCTGATATAATTTTGTAAAAGAGTATTGAAATTTGAGGCTGTATACGCTTGAATATTATTGTCAGTTCTAGCATATGCTGGAACAGTGTATGCAGAATCAGCACCATTAATTCTATGCAAGTAATAATTAGCTACGGTTGTTGTTTGTGTACGAGATTCCGGAATTCCACCAGCGGTGTATGCACCTACATTAGCTTTTCTATCTCTAAAAACTCTACTTCCACTTACAGCAGTAGCACCGCTCACGGATGTACTAGTGCTAACAAAATATGTTCCACCCTGTGCTGTTCCAGTCGATCCGGATTGAAGAGATGTAATCGCTGGCTCAATAAATGTATCTAAAAAATCTGTTCCTGACATGGCTTGCAAATTTCCACTATTCACGAATAAAGGAAACGCAACTCCTCCAGTGTCAGCAGGTTGTGAAATACTAGCTGTGCTTTGAGATATATGTGCAAAAGTTTCAGTCGACGTTGACGGCTCGCTAGTTTCACCTTCGGTCGCGAACCTGTCTGCACGAGTAATTGAAGAACCAGCAATAACAAACGAGTCTGTTAGACTACCTAAGTTGCCTCCGCTTGATACACGACTCAATGTTACTGATGGATTAAGAGAATAAAGATAAATGGCCTTTGCTACAATCTGATCGATCATAGCAGAAGACATTTCTTTTAAGTTGCCGTTATCTTCATATACGGGAGTCCGTACTGCCATAATTTAACTTCCTGCGCCATATAGCGTCTTAATAGCTGATCCACTCGAGTTATATATAATGAGTTCTACTTCATCTTTCAAGTTAGCTCTTGCTACACCATCATTCTTAATTGACACTGCACCAGAAGAAGTGCTAAAGTTGGTTGAACTAAACGATGCAATGCCTTTAGCTGAAGTGCTAGCATCACTCACAGAAATTACACCACTACTAATACTCACTGGAGATGACGCTGTGATATGTGCTCTTACTTCAGCTGCGCTTGGACCAGTATATGTCAATACTCCGGTTGAGCTATTATAAGCCAGCGATCCGTCTCCACCCGCATCTGTTACACTTACGGCTGCTCGAGCAGCAGCAGTTGCACGTGCAGTTGTATGATAGAGATTAGTTGAACCTTCGGTCAAGCCATCAGTGTTGGAAAGGCTGGCTAGTGCTGGAGGAGTGTAAGTAAATACACCGGTTCCTGAATTATATGCGATTGCTCCAGTGCCAGATGCTGATGCTGGTGAACCAACTGAAAGCACAGTTCTTACATTTGTGTTGAAGTTAGTTGTGTTCGAATCGATTTCAGCATGCAACTCATTGATTGCAGCAACAGTGCTAGTTTGTGTAGTTGTATTCAGCGTACGGACATCGCCAACCACATTACTAAACGCTAAATCAGAATCGATTTGTCCAATTTCGAGTTGTAATTCATTAATTGCTGCTACAAGATTTCCTGTGGCTGATGTGGTTAAAGAACCAAGAGTACCAATCGCAGATGTATTAGTATTTGTTTCTGTATGAACTTCATTAACTGCACCAACTAAGTTAGATGCACTCGTGGCGAGAGAACCAATCGTACCAATGTTAGTTGTGTTTGTGTTAATTTCTGTATGTAACTCATTAACAGCATCACCTAGTGTAGTCGCAGAAGTATTTAAAGACTGTGTAGGTTCTGCATACGTGTTAAGAGTATCAATCTCAGCTTCTAACTCTGCAATTGCTCCGCTGACAGTTGATGCTGTCGTGCCCATAGCGCCGGCACTAATCGTTCCAAGCTCTGCGTCTAATTCATTAATACCATCTGCCAGCGTGGTCGCCGTAGTCGTTAAAGATTGAGTTGGTTCAGCAAAAGTATTGAGTGTGTCAATTTCTGTTTCAAGTTCAGCAATAGCACCGCTGACAGTCGACGCAGTAGTACCCATAGCTCCGGCCGAGATTGTGCCTAACTCAGCATCCAGCTCATTAACGGCAGCTACTACTGTCGACTTGTCGGTTGTAGTAAGAGAGGAAAGTGTGCCAACATCTGAATCTACATTATCTAATTGAGTATGATTTTCGTTAATAGCACCTACAACTGTTTTCGCCGAAGTTGCCAAAGAACTCAGCGTTCCAATATCAGAATCCAAACTGTTAATAGCGCCGACAATGTCAGAATCAACATTGGTCGTTAAATTGGCTCTATCTCCAATTTCATCTGACACAAGGTTACTTTTAGTTACCCATTGTGAAATAGTATCAGTGGTAAGGACTGTGACTTTTGCCATTATTGTTTCTCTATCAGTTTAACAAGAAGCTCTTTGATTTCACTTACCTCATTCTTTAGATCTTGCAATTCTTGTTCTTTTAGTTTCCTTTGACGTTTTCTTTCGCGCGCAGCTGCGATCTCACTTTTATTTATATTCAATATCGCACCGGTATTCGCGTCTCTAACAAATCCGGCTTCACCATCAACTTTAATATGCTTCATTATACACTCAGTGCAATAATTCTTAAATCTTTCATTACTGGAACACGCGCCATATTAGTTGATCTGAACACAAACTTAAATTGCATTTGTTGAAATTCTGCTTCATCTCCACCTTGGCCACCTATAAGATAACGGTATTCGCGGAATGTCAATTTATTTTCATCAACTGGATTAGATGTCTCTTCAGTGGCTAAAATGTATGGCTTATCTGCTAGAATCTCGTCGATATTAGCAAATCTATAATAAACATCGATTATAGCAGAAGGAGGCCTGTTAGCCGTAAACATTATCTTAGCTCCGACTGCTCCTTCTTGTAATTGTACTGGTGTTGTAACATGCTTTGAAACAGATGACCCGCCACGAGCATCAGTTTCTTCAATAAACACAATAGAATCACCGGAAGAAGTTTGATTGTCAATGACATAGTTAATTAATCCAGCAGATGCTCTTTGCATATCAATCATAGGCGATACATTATTATCTTCTGAAATTAATTGCAATTGAATGTCCATAGATCTTACACCAGATCCTAATTCTGCAGTTTCACTAGCCGCGTTAGCCACCATGTAAATTTCATTTGCTTCATTATTATCATTAAGAACTAAATCATTGAATGATGATTGTTTCCGGAAGCTGGTCTCTGTGCCGCCTAATGATCTACTAGTAGTCGCTTTAATTCCAGCTTGAATTTCAGTACTATTAGGTTTAAGAAAAGCAACGTTAGGATAGATAATTGAGAATGGAATATTTTTAGTAGCTTGTACATTAATTCCGCCACCAATAACATCCGAGTCAGCAGCAGCACCAGCAGTGTACTGATAACCAAATGCATCAACCTTTGTAAGCGTTCTATTTCCGGTTAGATTTGCAAATGTAATACCTCCAACACCTGCAGAGTCAACACCTGAAAGATTTACAGTTTGTCCGACTTGCATTCCGTGATTATAATGTCTGACAGTAACAGTGCTACTAGTAGCTTCTACTGAAATAGGATTAGGAGCAAGAAGATGCTTTGGCAGCGAAGCGTTCTTTAATGCTACCAATCCATTTGTTTCATTATTGAATTTAGCTTGGTGAAGATTGAACGTTAAATCTTGATTTTGCGCTGCAGTGAAGGTGGCGCCGTTCTGTGAGTAGAAAAGACTTCCAAGAACCGGTTGTCTATCAACTCTTTTTTCTGTAGATCCAATTAAGAATTCATTTGTTTGAGCAATATAAATTTGATAATCAGGTGAATCAGCAGTAATAACTAAAGCAAAATCCGTTAAACCTTTTAAGAATACCGGTTCCGGAAACTCAAATGTAGTAGCAGTTGTTGCATCTGTAGAGGTGTTAACAGCCGTGCCTGCTTTTACAACATGTGTTCCTGGGAGAATAGTGTCTGATGAAGGTTGGCCATTTACCATGGGCCTGATTTGTAAAGACACAGGAAACGAAGTATCTCTTGCAGCAAAAAATAAATCTACCTTTGTGCAATAGATGCCGTTAATTTCGTCTACAAAGAATGATTGAGCAATCGGATGTTTATTCCGCTTATACCCTGTCGATGTTGTTGCCATCTAACCCTCTACTTTTGTTCCACTGTTCATCATCTTGAATCCATAGCAGATCTTCATATGTGTTGTTTAAATCTTTTATATAAGTTCTTACACCAGTTTCAGCTAAAGTCATACCATGCATTCTAGTATATCTTTTTTCTAATGCGTCATCTGCTGTAACAGTATACATTAATGTGCATCCATTTTCTTTAGCAAGTTCCATCACTTGATCAACGCACATTTGAATTGCTTTATGCGAATCTTTTAAACTAGCGTTTTTATCTTTAACTAGCCATTCCATAATACAAAACTTCGTGCCTGTTCCAACATATAAACCTGCTGCACAAATTGGACCATTATCATTTTCAATCATAATACCTAAAGGTGGTAAAACTTCAAGTGGAACTTTTCCAAAATTCCAATCTTTCCACCATTTAACTAAAGTATCATAATCATTATCTAAGTTCCATAATCTAGATTTCAACTGTTCATTACCCTTTCGTTTGCAAGATCTGCCAACTTAGCATGATCTCTCCAATTATCAAAATATTCATCACCAATCATTTCTAGTTTTTCCTGCTCACTTACTTCGAAGTAATCAGTAAACGTGATATCATCGATAAGAATTCTTCTATTCTCAGTACCGAAGTTATATACCACAACAGTTTCGTCACTGATAAAGGTACCATGAACTGATTCCTCGACTCTGACCCAGTTTCCTTCTTCTTGTACTAAGTGCGATCCGGCGACCTTGATTCCTTTATAGTCCCAAAGATTATCACAGAAGAACTGGCCACAAGCAAAGATCATGCCGCCGAGCGCAAGTCTTTCACCAAGACCAATTGTTTCAACTGCCTTCTTTGTGCCATCAGCCATTGAGATAAGAGTTCCCGCTAAGAAGCATCCAGTGTCGTTGTTGCTGCTGCCATTGTCATGATGGACATGTCCTGGGCTATTGGCAGGGCCATGTCTGCGATCTGCTTTATCAAGCATTGCTTGACCATGCCGAGCTTCTGCATACGGACCATAATTGTACCGCGCAATTTTCTGAGGATCTCTACTCCACTTACCATCTCCAACATAAAGATGTGGCCGGCCACGCGGCGCGTTGTCATCATTATTTCTATTTTGATAAGCAGCTCTCTTATTAGTAATAGTTTTTGTGCCTTCAACTGTAAGAACACGAGTTGATAATACTTCTTTCTGATATGTATCGATATATCCGGTTGCGGTATACGGAGCGCGCGCTACAGCAAGAGCATCATCTTCTTTGTCGACACTAATATCAAGTAGTTTAAACTGTCTAGTTCCAGTTCTAAATTTAATTGCATTAGTATTAGGAATAAAGAACGAACCAGCAACTTCACCGTTCGCGTCCGTTTGAAGAGTTCCACTACCTTCTGGATGGGCAGTAATATTTTTATTAACATTTCCATAATCAGTTGGATTGTCAGAATGATATTGGAATGTTTCTGATCTAACAAAGTTAGCAACAGATTTTCCATCAAAGAACGCAAACACTTTTGAATTAGGTCTTAGTCCTTGAGCTTTAAAGAAGATCTTGCGTGATCTCATAAATGGAATTAGTGCTACATCAATAACACGATCTGCTACAACTTTTCTAACTGTTTCTTCACCAACCACTTTGTTGACGTTAGTAATATTTTGTGTAGAATTAGATGTATCTCTAGTATTAGTAGTTGATCCGACTTTGAGCTTTTCAATAGGTGTTCCGCCCCAGTTCCATTGCCAGTTATTCCACATAAGAGCTTGACTAGTATTTAATCGAGTTCCTCCATCAACTACTTTAGGTGCTGCGCGTTCTACATCTCTCCATTCGTCAGAGGAAGGTGATAATTGTATTGTACCTTCATGCACGACAACTGAGAAAGGATTGATTCGAATCGCTCGACTAGCAAGATTTTGATTGATGTATGTTTCTTGACTATGAGTTAGATAAATGTTATCACCTTTTTTAATAACATTTGTTGAAGCATCTGAGTCATATATAAGCTTAATATTATCTTCACCGTGTGCAGGTCTTAATTCTTGATTCTGTGGATCAATTGAAGCGTTATACTCAGGATTATTTGTAGCAGATAAGATTTGTGTGGAGAAGTTATCAACAAAAAATCCAGCTTTAGTTCTATTATTTCCGGCAGAGTCTAAGACATCAAAATTTCTTGTATCCATTTCAAGCATAGATAAGGAAGTAACTTCTTCTAATTTGTCAACTCTTCTTTCAAGCTCGCCAATGTCTGCCATCGTAAATCTTTTATGATCGATCTTTAAAAGTTTTACGTCAGAATCATTAAGCGTATTAGCACCAAGACCAATATTGTATAATTCTAGAGACTGGTCAGGCTTGATTGGAAGTTGCGGTGAAAGCGCAGCAGCTCCTCTTTCAAATACTAAGTTTCCTTCGGTATTAATTACAAGCTTACCGGCAGTTGGCAAAAAGTGAATAGCATCGAACTGCACAAGATCATTAGGTTGAGGAACCTCATGAACTCGAGCACCTAGGCCAGAACTAGCAAACTCACCGTCAGAATCTTTTACAGATCTAAGATCAATTACTTCACGTAAAGGAACGCGCGCACCATTTGACAAAATGTGATTGGGGATTTGAGCATAATCTACTTGTCCGGTGTAAGAGTTAACTGCAAAGAAGTCGCCACTAGTCGCGTGCTCGAAGTGCTTAAATTTTGCAGAAATATTACCGCTAGGAGCTGAGTTACCCGCTTTTAAGACTAATCGACCAACATCATAAAATGCGTCTCTTTGCCCGTTATCTAAGTAAAATCTGTTTGAATAATCTTCAGCGCTGTCTGCTGCATTAACAACTTCAGTAAGTGAAAAGATATCGGCTTTTCTTAGTGATAAGAATTTTGTACCAGATCCGTCAGATTCCATTCCGCCAATACGACTGGCATCTGTCAGAGTTTTTTGACGAACGGTAGCAGAAGCTTTTCTTACGTAGGCTAAAACTTCTAATGTTTCGTTTGCCGGAGCACCAGTAAATGTTCCATCAGCGGCAAAGACAATACTATCAACGATGCCGCTGTCTTCCTTTGCAGCAATCCAGTCTCCGGAATTAATAAATGTCTCGCCGGCTCCTGATAAAGCAGGTACTGTACCCGCTCCAGCACCGTTTGAAGTAACACCACTAATTCTTCTTTGAACATCAATAGTAATATCACTGATCGATTGCGGCCTATCTTCCGGAATGCTAAATAGCATAAGATTATTCAGAGGGTCCTTTAATACCGCCTTACCATTTTCCAGAGTAGGATTAAAATAGTCAGATGTGCTAGTACCAATACTCTTTACATTTCTGAAAGCTTCACCAGAGTTCATTTGAATATCAAATAAGTGGTAATTATAATTAGTTCCAGTTCCTTCATTGACTGCTCTTACGCGAGCAGTACCGATAGTCGATCCGCCATGATTAGTAGCATCTCTTAAATTTAATTTTTGGAACACATTAATATTCGGCAAGCCCTTAGTGTTATCCGGGTTGACGATAACATAATTGCCAAAGTCAGCAGCACTCTGCTGATTTTCTAAAGTAACAGTTTGTGTGGATCGATCGATCCTCAGCGTAGTCGGAAAATATCGAGCAGCTCTATATCCTTCGACGACAGCGACACCTTCACTTACTTGTAATTGTAGTTTAGTGTTATCACTGTCTAAATCAAACTTAACTGTAAAAGGATCTACGATATAGTTGCCAGAGTTTTCGAAAATTCTTTGTGCAATCACATCATTAGGAACTTCATAAGCATCTAATGGCTCATTGGTAGAATAGATTGCTCCATTCTTAATAGTAGCAAGGTGAATAAAGTTTTCATCAGACGCAATATCAGAACGCAAAGCAATTGCTAATCTGATTTTTAGTCTGTCAGCACCAGGCGATGCAAGGTTCGGTGTGCTACCTTGATTGTCATATAACGAAGTATCATCAGCCACTGAAGAAATTTCTTCTACGACTTTAAAACCAATATCGGCGTCTGGTGCATCACTGTACTTTGAAATGATTTTGGATTGATTATCAGTAAAGACAAAGAATCCTTTTGTGTAGTAAATACCGGTCGATACTGAAAACCGTGAACCGGTACCCATCGCAGGATTCGCAGTAGTGTTAGTGGTTTGCACCGTTAAAGTAACAGAACCATTATTGATATCTTCACCTGCGTCGAAGCGAATAGGCGCAGCAGTCGATGCGGTTGAAGAAAGAGTGTTAGTATACTGTACGTAAATTGTAGCGGGATCAGAACCTACCGCATCAACAACTTCAATCACCTTTGCAATAACGTTAGATGTTTGACCTGTAAATGAAGTTCCGACTAGAGTACTCGTGTCAGTAGGAAGAGCATTTGATGATGTATTTAATTTGACGAATTCATACTTAGTATTAAGAGCAACGCTACCAGGCTTTACAACCGAGCCTTCCTTAAAGATGTTATCACCGAACCTTCTAACCTGCTCTTGCAGAATTGTCTGCATTTGCGTAAGTTCACGAGCCTGTAGAGCTTTACCACTATTGAAAAGAATTCTGTGGTAACCCGCACTATCGGCAAAGTCATCTTTATACGTATTTGAAAAAGTATTACTAGTAAGTGTCGTTGCCATTCTTCATACCTTATAGACTAATAACGATTTTGATATCTTCAGTTTGAGCTGCGTCTCTCGTTACCGGCGATCTATTTTCTACATAGAAAACCTCGCCACCAAACTTGTTAACGTCATCATTTGTGAATGCATCAGTGTCTGTGTCAAAGTTAGCTGCCTTCAGAGTTCCGGTTGCACCAGGAGCACTGACTGCCTCGCCTTCTTGGAAGGAAGCAAATCCGGTGGCCTCTGTCTGGTGAGCATAAATTCTATCACTATCGACCTGGTCAATAATTGCTTTTGCAGAACTAGCACCACCGGTGATAGTGCGATCAACTACAAAGTTAGCAGCGTCAGAAGTTGATGTTAAATGTAAATACCTGAGTACCTTACCGGTTGTTCCAAGATAATCTGAATCAGCGTATTTTGTAGGACGTCTGATCAAAGCAATTTGTCTAAAGTCTTGATCAACAATCCAATCATCACCTTCTGTGCCAGCCGGTTTAGTGTTAAACATCAGTGATGTTGATCTTAAATCTTTTACAGCATTTGCACCAATTCCACTATCCGGCCCTAAGATTGCTCTAGCAGTCGCTGCTGTAGTAGCTCCGCCGCCTGAGAAAGCGATACCAGCAAAGTGATATCCAGCACCCATAGTCATACCAGAGTCTGCACTTGAATCAAGTTCAACTTTAGTTACTACACCACCAGATACAGTCGCAGTAGCAGCAGCACCCGATCCATCACCTTGAATTGTAACTGTAGGAGCAGATGTATATCCAGCACCACCGTCAGTAACACTAATACCAATTACCTGTCCAGCAGATGCAGCATTTTGAATTCCAACTTGCTCCGCTTGAATTGCATTGATAGAAGGTGAGCCGGCAGAATCTTCAACCTTTTCTACTGGCAGGAAGTTAGCCGAAAGGAATCGAGAAGATGACACACCACTTAAGGAATATAAGAACTTCCATACATATCCGTCACTAGTACGAATAGGGACTAGTCCTGTTCCTGTAGGCTTTACAGTAGAAGCAACGGCAGAACCGCTACTATCCTTACCAGCCTGTAAGCAAATGTAAATCTGATTGTCTTCTGTCATGACATAGTATGCATTTGTAGGATATGCAGAGTATGCATCATCGTACGCACTGTATATTGTACCATTTGACCAGTTGTGACGAGGAATAACAAAGGATGCATCTTGAGCTAACTTAATTGATTGTAAGCTCAGTCTAGAATTCCTAATTGTTCGAAGAGAATTTGTTGCAGCCGGCACAGTTTCAGAACTATCCCACTGCTCACTTCTTCCTACACCAATATAATACTTAATCGATCCGGCTTTGAACTCGTCATGCACGGCATCTAACATTTTTGATTTAAGTGCGTCGGTGATAATTGCTGTCATGATTTATCTCTTTATGGTGTAACTGTAATCAGGCCAGCGATTGCTGAATCGAATCCTAGGAGATGCCAGGTTGATCCTGACCAGATACACTCAACTGCTCCGTTTTGTGCAATAGTAAAGGAAGTACCATTTGCGAAAGGAGTAGGTGTAACTGTGGCTGCGCCGCTGTTGATGTTAACAAACTTTTTCGTTTCGCCGACGACCGAACCACCGCCTAAACCTGCTGCGATCGCACCACCTCTATCAAAGATTGTAAGAGGTACAGTCTGAGAAACTGTAGGGCTTGCAGTGTTTAAGGTTTCTGCAGAATACGCTAACTTCGAAGTTGTACGTACCGCACCTGTTCCTTTGGCTGCAAGATCTAAATTGATATTTGTGTCTGTACCAGATGCGGTGATTGAGGGATGACCACTCGCAGCTGCGTTTGCAATGGTAATATCATTGACTGCAGAACCAGTGGCAGTCAGTCTAATGATCTCTGCACCATTCGCATCATTGATTAAAGTACCAATGCTAGGTGAGTTAATCGTAGGGGTCGTAAGAGTTTTATTTGTAAGAGTGTCAGTGCTTGTCCTTGCGACAAGGGTATCGGTACCACTCGGAACAGTTAAGTTGTTAATCGTGGTCACACCGGTCATTGTTGCAATCGTAGGATTGGTCAACGTTTTATTTGTTAAGGTAACAGTGTTCGTATCAAGAACTACGTTACCTGTTGCGTTGGGGAGCGTAATTGTCCTGTCTCCGGTAGGATCAGTTACTACAAGGCTCGTCTCATGAGCATCAGCACTGGCTCCTTCGAAAACAATCGCACCACCTGTTAAACTGATTTGAGTAGATAGCGTATTACTATCTGTACCCAGCATCAAATACAGTTCACCAAAGTTTTCATTAATTTTTTGGCCGGCTGCTCTTAGCGTATCCCCTGTGCCATCATTCGCAGCAGAGCCGATTCCAATATTTTGTCTAGTCATGTTACCCTCTTACAGATAGATTAACTTTATTTATAAAGAATTTTTATGTTCTTGAACCATCGTCATCAAAAGTTTCTGAGGTTCGATCCATAGTGTTTCCGGTGGAGCTCATGCGATATGTAAATACCTCGGTATCTTCTCTGGTATATATCGATCCATCGAAAGTAAATGTTGTAGCAGTAAAGTCTGCAGCACTGTCATCAAACCCGGGCTGATTAGGTGTAAACAGATCTTCAATCGTATTATAATTGGTGATAAGCGAATTAGCAGTAAACGACTGGTAAGTGGAAATAAGATTTCCATCGATCCTTGCAATCGATTTTCCACCCTTTGGATTATCGAATAGCACGACATCTTGTGTAAATGGTACAGAAAGCGTGCCAAAAGCTTCACCAACAATTGCAGGTCCAATACTTGAATCAACCAAGGAGATAGGCATGTTGCCAATATTTAATTTTGCTTGTCCTTCATTGACAACTTGTCCTTGAAAGTAAAATCCAGCAGGATGAACAAACTTCTTGTATAAGAAGTCCCAGTCTTTTGTGCCTAATCCTGTTTTAATTAGTAAGCCAAAGACCTGATATAACTCATAGTTCTGAATAAATTTAAGAGAATCAAATCCTATCTTTGATTCACCGACAAAGAACATAGATTTCTTGCCGTATTCGACTTCTACCTCTTGTTGGAAGAAAGCTCTAAAGAATTCTCTAATCGAATTACGTGTACCTTTTGAACGATAGAAGTCGGCGAACCTACGTGCCGTAAAACGAGGATCTTCAAATAGATCGCCGTTCTCAATGTTATTACCACCAAGCTCTTTAATTAATCGATTGAGATTTGCTAGCTCAGTTTCCGGAATATCTCTTACACGATAAAGCTGTTCAATATCTAAATCAAAAGCACTAGGACCATTTTCCTGTAACATAAAGTCATAGTAGCCTTCGAGGAATGTAATTAGATCAGGATATTCTGCTCTGAAATATTCAGGCAATACTTCCTTAATCTTTCTTCGAAAGAAAGTAAGATCTCTACGACCATTGTCATCAAGCTTATGAGCCATTATAAGTTAACTCTTGTCTCTTGGAAATCGATTTGAGAAGACGTAGTTGAATTGTCTAAGTCTACATCAAGCACATAATTCCGAAGTGGACGCACTGTACTTTGATTTGTAGGAACAACCGTGATCTTTAAAACTGTACCGCCTTCAACAGAAGTTGGATTAAAGCCTACGAGATTGACAGTTCCTTTTACAGGATCATATGATCCAACATTGTCTTGTTGAATATTCTGGTCAATATCGACAATCTCGAGTTTAGTACCACTTAATTTATTACGGATAGTACATATTACATTATTAAATGTAAATCTACCTGATGTAACTCTTCTGTTCTCGTCATCTGGCTGTGCAATCGTTACAGGAAAATTAATGTCATATGAAAGAGATTGTCCAGGTGATGGAGTAAACCTTTGCTGTAATTTAACTTCCATGCGCGAGTTTAGAATTGCTTCATCCAAATCATCAATCTCGGTCAAGAGGTTTGATCTTCTAAATACTTTACTAAAGCTCTTCAGGTGAGTCGTAGCAAAGGATGTTATTAAAGTGTCGATATCATTTTCAACAGCCAACGGTGTTTTACTTGTCAGATCCGGATCTAAATTAAAGAATGTATTTAATTCGAGGAATGTAGTAATCGAATCTGCAAACAGTGTATCAATTGACATAACAGAAATATTTTCTGATAGTGTAGTTTGAATAGCATTTTCTACTTCAATCTTCGATTCGTCAGAAATATTATCTTTGTAATTTAAAGATACATATACGCATCCATACTTAGGAGGAACATTATCGTGTCCGCCCCAGGCGACTACGTCATTTACAAAGTTTCCATAGCGTGCTAAGATCTGTGCTTTATAATCTTCGGCTGTAACTAATCTCTGTTGCGATGCAAATCCAATCGGTGCATTCCGTCTAATCGAAGCAATTGATTCTTTTCCTGCACCACCCGCAGATTCATTGCCGGTTGTCACAGCAATATCATAATTACTACCAGCAACACTTAATTGTGAAACTGGTGCAAAAACTGTTCCGCCATTTCCACGAGCCGCCGATGTCGATAAGTATTCAGCTACAATTTTATTACCTGCACTTGGCTTAGTCCCGGTAGTTCTACCGTCTCCAAATAAAAGTTCGAAGGAACCATTAGGAACTTCTTTAATTTGATAATGCTTTGAAGTAGTTGTTATTTCAATTGCATCTCTTAAGTTTGTATATGTTTCAAAAGAGTTGCTTGATACATTGTCAAACACCTTGACTGTTAACGTTTCAGTGTCCATGGATTGATTAGTTAAAACATACACCTGCTCATCGTTTTCTTCTCCGACAAAGAAAGTTTTAGTCTCTAAAGTTCCTTCAGACACAGGTATTAAATCACTACCATCCTTTGTTTTAAACTCATATACACCACTGTTGTCAGCCGCCGTATAGTTTTCTAATGTTCTAAATGTGTAACTTACACCATCAATAGTCGATGTAAACTGAGTATGCTTAGGCAGTGTGACAACTGAAGGGCGAGGTGAAGTAGCAATTATAATTGATAATTTTAATTTTGCTTGTGCTGCTGTTAACGAACGAGGAACATAGCCTAGCGCTTCTGCATGTGATACGACAGAACTACGAAGCTGTGCTGTGTTAATAAATGATTCATTCAATGCAAAGTTAGCAGTTAATCCATTCAGATGAGTATTATACGCTAGCACATCAAGAAGATTTGAAAGTCCAGCTGCTTCGAAGTTGTAATCTGAAAATTCTGATTTTGATTTCAGATGGTCTTTAATACGATTTTTAATCGTATCAAAGTCTAGATCAGCAGATTTAATTGTGGTTGCCATTTATCTTAGCCTCGCTAGATTTAATTCTATTGCAAATGTTTGTGCAGTATTTACAATCTGGAAAGTAATTGTGGCGCGAGCTTCATGCCTCTCACCATTAATAGCAACTTTTGTACTTACAACACGAGCTCTTGGCTCATGCGTCGCTATTGCTTTCGAAATTTCTGATTTGATTTCATCGTCATCATCAAATTCAGTATCTAAGTTAAAAAGAATATTGTTTAGTCTTGTTCCAAAGTCTGGATTAAATGGCTTTTCAAATACACGTGTTAACAGAACGTTCTTTACACCTTGTTTAACAGAAGCGACGTCCGTTTTTTTAAATACGTCACCGCTCGGTCTACGTGCAAAAGACAGGTCAATATCTGTATATGTCTTGTTAACTGCAACTGATACGGACTTAGTATTTAGATTTCCGTCTTCTGTTGCGTATGCTCTATTTGCCATTTTTATCTCGTGTAAAACTATTTATGCTATTTATCCATGTATTTTAGCTGTAGTCTCTACAGGTTTCCCTAAAATTTCAACTAATTCATCAGTAGCCTGTACATAATTATTGAATCGTGTTTCTAAATCATTATCATACGATACATACCAAGGGTCTTGAATTTTTGGCATGATCAAAATAATCTGTGCATTTAAACTTCCATTCGGATCGTAAGTATCATAATCGAGAATCATCTTCTCGAATTGTAAATTATCTTTCCAGAATACTGCAAGGTCGAAAGTTTCTTTAGTTGCATTGAATCCGTGTTCATCGATTAATTCATAAACAACTGCATATCCTTTTGACAAACTATCATTAATGCTACCTTCCTGTAATACTTCATCCGGAGCTTTACGATAATATCCTTCTGCAACAACTAAACGAAAGTCTTCAAATTCTGCTTTGTTTGTTGCAACTGTCCTCATCACCTGGCCATGCAAATAATATTGCTTAGCTAATTTTAGCTTTTCAATGTCTTTCGTAATATGGTTCATGTTTGCATTATCACCATATCCTGCAAGAAACTTAGCCATCGTAATACCCGGTGCTAATTTTGTCCGAGCCGTAATCTTTTCTTGAAACTCAGGATTATACTGTTGATCTACAATATAAGTAACAGCCATTACGTAAATCTCCTAGTGTTAATTGTATTGCCGATAGGAGTTCTATTTCGCCTTGGAAGAGATTCTTTCGTCACTGTTCTTCCAATTGCTGGAGGTATAGCATTAATGTAAGTTGCAGATAGTTTACCTTCAGATATTTGAGTACCGACAAACTGCTTATTCGAAGATGTAATCGGATCTCTCATCTTAGACCTGACTTCGGCAGTGCTTAATTTACGTGTAGCGATTCCACCATTCAATACACTGCGATCGATCTGATTCTTCATTACCTCGCCGGGATCAATATCAATTTGCCTTACACCTAAATCTGACTTATGCAGGTATGCATTCATACGAGTCAGGTTAGGTAGTCTAGTCGCAGTTGTATCTACAACAGTAGCTGTTTCAGTTACGGTTGACATAGAACCACCTCCAGGTCCAGGAGCAGCAGAAGTATCAGCATCACCTGCTCTTGCTGCCTTGCCAGCTAAGTCACCGTGGAATGTAGTAGCATGCATTGATGTAGAATTAACTCGATCAGAATAAGTTGTAGCAGTAGTAATAGTATCAACTGCTTCAATTGAATGACCGGTATACATGTTATAATTGTACATAATAATATTCTCACCACCAATCGTACCCGAATCACCAATCACAGTCAAGGACTTTGCACCAACATTAATATTCGGTGATGATAGTGTAATAATATTCTCAGCTGACATTAGAAGTTTACCGCCACCAACTCTTTCAACATCACCTTCAATAATGTCTTTCAGATTACCCTTTGTAATTGTGTTCCTGTCTTTCAATACAGTTTCTGTGTGGACGCCAAGTGTATACTCTGAACGATTTGTCTTTGCCTTCTGCTCAAAGTTCTTTTCAATAACTTCTCTACGTGCACCACGTGTTTCTTCAAACTTATCGCCACTGGTCACTACATTAAAGTTACCACCAACCTTCAGATCAAAATCGCCTGTCACATTCAATGTAAGATTGCCGTTGTAGGATATCTCACCATCACCTTCTACAATTACTTTTTCATCTCCGCCTGTAATACGAACTGTATTATCAACAGAACTAACAATAACTGTTCCATCTGCTCGCATCTCGATACCGGATCCGGTACGGTGACGATACAACATTCTTTCATTGCCAGGAGTATCGTCAATCTCTACAATATGTCCAGTGATTGTTTTCTTTACTTGGTTTTTAGGATAGCTAGAAGAAGAAGCAGGTTTTAATCCTAAGTCAACAGTGATATCACCGCCACCTAAGTATACAGTATTTTGTCTACCACCTCTCGCTGCTTTATTTAAAGATGATTGATTGCTATACTGCCTTAAAGGAAGTTGACCATCA